TGTTGGCGGCTCAAGGCCACAATAAGTTGATATAAATCCGTAAAGGAAAAGGGTGTTACACAGGTTAGTAAAAAACATAGCAGACTCCTTACTTGCGTATGTCAGCACATGATACCACCGTAAGTCTACTGATGTATTTTATTTAAGAAAAATTTTCGTAGTAATTATAAACTCTGGACCACCACTCGTTCTTCCATTCGTCGAACTCGTCTGGCCAAATGTCAAACTGTTGATACTCACCTGCACGACTGCACATGAATACATGACCTTCACGGATGTCTGTGCCGTGAACTTCGTTATGAGCTATCGCATATGCTGTCAATTGTAGGAAGTAATCAACTACCCATTCTTCTTTCTTGGGTTTATTTGTTTGCTTAAAATCCATTATACAGGGCTGACCTTTGTATACACCTACAAGATCAGTTGTACCTGCGTAAATGCCTGGAACATAAAGTGGAACTTCACTTCCCCATATTTCGTCCACATCTGTCATGGCTTTTTCTTTAATCTGTGTAGCCATCATGTGTGCTTGTTGAGCATAAGGATTACTTCCTGGTTCAGGCCATTCACCTGTATCTATATAATCTTCTAGATACTTGTGCATACGTGTGCCTACACCAGCTGCTTCAGTTACAATTTCTTGTGCTTTCTTTTCGCCTACACGTTTCTTCCAAGCGATGAGATGTGTTTTGTCTTTAGTTGCATCAAGTATAGTTGTTACACTAGCAACTGGAGAGGATCCTGGGGCTGCATATCTTCTTTTGCCGTCTACTTCAACCCGCTTTAATTTTTCGTAGACGTACTTTTCTGTGATTAAGCTCATTAATTAATAATAACATCAAAGATCTTTTAAGTCAACCGCATTTTTAGCCATTTTGCCGACTGTGTCACTGGGACGACCTGGATTGCCTTTAAGATTCTTAACATCGTCTACTTCACTTGATTTAAACTCAATCTTTTCTTGATCAAAGTTTGTAACAAGTTGCTGAAGTTTTGGATCAGCATCATATGCTGCTTTAAAAACTTCGTAATTAAACTGGCCACGGCCTTGGTTTTGCATAAACTTATCTAGTTTATTCATAGATAAAGCGGCAATGCCTGCCGCTTTTTGTTGTCTTAAGACATTGTAAAGAAAGTCGCTATCTACAGCTTCACTTACTTTTTTTTTGAACTCTCGTTCATGTTTTCCCATGTTCCAGCATTTTCTTTGCCGTACTTCTTAATAAAAGCCGCTTTGCTCATTTTTTCAGCATCGGCCATCATTGCATTTTTAGTAGCGCCTTCTTTGATACGCTTGCCTTTAGGTGTAGCTGACTCACGCTTTTCACGGCCTAATTCTTCGTCGCCGCCTGCGGCTGCATCACTAGCTTCAAAATCGTCTTCGCCGCCTAGTGCAATTTCATCTTCGTCGTCTGGCTCTTCCATGTCCATATCCATGTCCATGTCATCGTCGCCCATTGTATCCATTGGCTCTGCTTCACCTGTAAGCATACCAACACCTTGAGTTAAACTATTACGAGTTGATTCCATTGCTGCATACATTGATTCAAGTGCAGGCTTAATTGCAGATGTAAATGCTTCTGACTTTTCTGAGCCCATTTCGTCGCGTATAGCATCAGCAAGTTCTAGCATTGATTCTGTTTGCATCTCTGCTGTGTCTTCCATCCAGCCTGTAACACGGTCAACCATGTCCTTTGCAGCCATTACTAGTTCTGCTTCGTCTTCTGCGCCTTCAGTAACCTGCTCAACTGCTTCGTCAATTGCGTCAATGATAGTGTCGTCACGTTCTGAAATTGCTGCATTCAAAACATCTAGGAAAAGTTTATTTTTTTGATAATCTTCTTTTTGAACGCTGTCAAAGCTTTCAGTAGTTTCTACATTGAATACTTTAGTTCTTAACTTATTACGGGCATCAAGTAGTTGCTCAGTAGTAAACTGGTCAACATCGATCCTTGTGCCAAACTTTTGAGCTAGGCTTTCATTAAGCTTCTTAGCTGTTACTTTTGTAAATTCTCTTAGGTTCATTGCACTCTTTCCTAGTTTGATTAATAATATTTATCAAAGATTAAAAATATACTTATCTAATTTTTTCTGTATAAAGCTGGTTTCTTGAATTGCAATATCTAATCTATTCTGTCTTGCCTCAATATACTTATAATCTTTACTATTTTTTATAGAATTTTTATAAAACACTGCATCATTATAATGTTTTAAAAGGTCTTTGTCAAGTTCTAAAATATCTTTGTAACTACGCTTCTTAATAAAGTTTTTTACAAGTGCGATAGCAGTGTATTTGAAATTAGTAACAGCAACACTTTTGTTTTCTTTTATATCGAAAACAATATATTGTCCATGTTTGGTTTTTCTAATCACACAATTTTTGATGCGGATAGATTTAGGAGTGACTTGAGGTACATCTAGATCGATCACACTTTGATCAATGATGTCTTCTAGGTCCTTTAGGATTTTATCAGAAATCATTTTTAACCACCATGACGCTATTGTTGTACAGTACTTTACTTAGTATACTTTTTCTAATTAGTTCGTTAATTATGACTTGCTGTCTTTCATCAAAACTTGACATTGGCACTAGGCCGTTAATATCTTCCAATAACTCTTTTTGTTCATTGGTTGTATAGATTTCAAAATCTGATATCAAGTTACTAATTTTCATATTCTAGATCTTCTTGCACCACGTCTTTTATGGGGTTTTATTCTTCTTCTTCCTATGTTAAGTCTTTTTAATTTTTGACTTGCTGGATTTGTTCTTTTGGTTCTGCTTCTTTTAATATCAAGTGTTTTACCTTTTGATCTTCTTGTTTTTTTAAGTGTGACACTTGCTTTTACGTTTTTAGGCGCATTACACGTTGCTGCCTTTGCAACAATACGGCCTTTTCTAGGTCCGCTTGTGCATCTATATTTTCTAACTGTTTTATTACCCTTTTTACCAAATACTGTAGTAATACCTTCAAGGAGTTCTCTTACAAACACTAGCGTCTCCTTTTGTTCATTGCCTGTATTCTACGACTGGCTGGATTTACTCTCTTGGTACGCTTTGCTTTACGTGCCATCCTTTTTCCTAAACGTGCTTTTGTTCTTTTAAGTGTAGCTCGTTTCTTAGGATCAGGCGCTGCAAAACATGCAGAGATTTTTGAAACTATTCTATTTTTACGTGGACCAGACGAACAACGATACTTGCGTACCACTTTCTTTCCAGAACGTGCCCAAGTCTGACCTTCATCTAGGTCATCGATATTATCGTCATAAAAAAACTCACGTACTAACATATAGTTATTTATCGTGAGCGGTTTAGAAGTTTATTAAAATTATAACAATAGTAGATAGTAAACCTGCTACCACTGTTCCAGCTGTGCCAATAAGCACTCTTGTCATTGAGCTTTGGCCATCTTTGAGATCTTTGTGTATATCTCTTAATGTGTTTTCAACCGTTGATAGTCTATTGTCAAGATTACGATAGCGTAACGCACATAAATCAACGTGCGCTTCTAAACTTGATTTTTCTAATTCGGTTGTATCGCCCATTTCACCAGACATTAAAATAATGTTCTCCCATAAAGTAAACTCGTAGTTGGCCTTTAGATGTTGTATTATTGTGCCTGGTTACTCAATGTAACACTTTTATTTATCAGTTTTTTTGAAAATAATGTTCTTACTTGCTGAATTTTGAGAAGAAAACACAGCATTTTTAAATTGAACACTTTCGTCTAATCCTGTAATAATTGGGATTAAGTCAAAGTCTTTGTGCAATGTTTCTATATCTATCGCATCTTCATATTCTATATCAAAAGTATATTCCCAAATATTTTGCTTATTTTTATAATCTTTACCAAAACTATACTTGCCCGGCATGTCTTTTTTACACTCTGGTGCACCAATATAAGTAGGATTAACACGAAGACCAATAGTCTGTAGAACGGTTAGAAAATTTTGCTGTTGCTTAAACAGTTTAGGATCTTCTCCTCTACGAGCTCCTGTTTCTGTGATGTCTACTAATGTGTAAAGTGTAAATCTCATAACGTATTTACAGACATAAAAAAAGAGCCCACATAAATGTGAGCTCTTTGGTGTGCCTAAGCACGGTCCCTAAGGTAGTGGGATTTTTTACATGCCTAAGATTGAAGCAGGCTGTGCGCAAGTTGTTGAAGCAATGATTTCTGATGCACGAGCTGCAATGTCATCAGTGTCAGTGTTGTGACCGTCCATTACCATTACGATTTTTGTACCGTCTGCTTCCATGATCATTGGGTTGAACTCTTGTGCGATTGCTTCTAGTGTTCCGCCAATGCCTGCTGATGGTGTTGAACCAGCTGTTAGTACAAATGTTGTTACATTTGCTGTTTCATACTTAGTTGCGTCTGCGTGACCTACGCCGTGTACTCTTGTTACCTCTGCCATTTTATTTCTCCTATTTCTCTAATGGCAAGTTCACTTTCTATGAACTTGTATAATATTATTTAGCAAAATGTATAAAAAATAGGCTTTTTAGGGCAAAAACGAGGAAAAAATTTATTTTTTTGCTCTCTTTTGTAGTGCACGTAGTTGTTGTACAAAGGCGGGGCCTGCTTGAACAATATCATCAAGCATTTCGATTGCTGGCAAGTATGCCTGCACCATGCTAGAACTTGCAGCTTTTCCGTCTTTAGCTGCTTCTAAAAACTTCTTAGTTAAGGCAAGATTACGATCGCCGACTAGATATCTGTAAAGTGCTAAGTCACCCGGACGGGTTGCAATGTCAGGACGGCTAACAGTTGGTTCTGGATCAATTACACTTGCTTTCTCTAGATCTTTTATTTGGGCAAACTTTTCAAAGTCTTCAATTATATCAGAACTACGAAGCTTTGCTCTTACAGCAAAAATAAGTCTAGTTGACAATAAACGCTTTTCTGCTTTTGTAAGTTTACTAAAATTTACAAGATTTCTACGTATAGCTTTGTAATCTGAATTTGTAATATTCAATCCGCTTTCTAGCTTCATAAACATATTAGAAATTTGCAAAGGCTTTCTACCTTGTGCAATATATTGAATATATCTGTTTACGTCTGCAACAGGTATATTAGTAGTTTTTTTTAATTTCTTTGCAGCACCCGGATCTTTAAGTTTATCTTGGGCACTGTCATCTCCTACAAGGAAATAGATAAAATTATATAGGTCAGTGCCCATTATGCGATAAAATTTGTATAATTCAAAACCAGATGTTTTTTTACAGTAGCGTTGTACATATCCTCTAAAATCAGGATATTGACGCATAGTTTCCAAAGCCAACAGAGTCAAGTAAGCTCTTTCACCACAGTCAGTATATGTCAGCTTTTTTGAGCTGCCATTGTCTTTGGTCATCCTTGACTCGTGTAGGTCTTTAATAAAATCCATTAACGACCTCTAGCTACCATATCTGCTTGACGAGCTATTTCGTCATCGTCTGGTGCTGTATCCATATCGTCTTCTGGTTCGTCTTCGGGCTCAGGGTCTGCTACTTTAGGTGCTACACCTTTTGCTACCAACTTCTCGCCAAATGCCATAAACTTCTCAATTGTTTTCGAATTCATACCACTTTCTTTTTCGAGATCTTGCACACTTCTTGGTCCAAATGTAGTACCAAATTTTGTAAGCGCATTACCTAAGACTGACATTTTGTTAAACATGTCAATTTCTGCATCTGACTTACCTTTCATCGAAGCTGTTTCACTGTGCCTCATCAATGCTCTACCAATGTTAGCCAGTATCTTGTGATTAGGATCTGTTTCCATTCCTGCTTCTGTTACTTCGTTTATTTTCATATCTATTTCCTTAATTTGGTGTCCATCTATTACGTGGAACTAATTTAGTTTTACTTCCGAGAGCAACGTAACCTTCGCCACCCTTTTCGCCTTTTGTTGTTGCCTTAACGTCTGCGTCAGCATCGTCTAATTGATCTATGATATGATCCTTTACAGACATAATTTGTTTTACAAGTCCTAGTATTGCTGTTAAGCCACCAGTTTGTTCTTCTAATGCTGCTAGTTTTGCTTGCTGTCCTTGACTTACTTTACTTTGCTTTAACCAATTAAAAAAGTTTGATTCTAATTGACTTAGGTTCTTAGCCTTTCCCATTTGGTTTAGATAAGTGTAGATAATTTGTCCAGGGTTACTTAATCCTTGTGTACCCTTTAGAAATGCATCTACTGCTTTTGCACTACTTTGCACTCTTTTTCTTATGCTGTCAACCTCTTTTGTGTCTACTGTGGGCTGATGTGTTACATAAGTTTGTCCTAGCACTACAGCGTCTTGAGAATTAAGTTCTTTTACATCTTTAATAGGTGTGCCAGACTTGCTGCCCCATTCATCAAATTTTGTGTGAACTACTACACCAACTTTTGAATTCGCTATGCGTCCGCCGAGTTGGCTCTTCGTATCTACTGTGTATTTGACATTATTGGGTTCAAATTCTACTGCTCCGTCAGTAGTGCTAAACGGTTTACGTGGACTGTATAATAAATCTCCGTATACATATCCGCGGAAGTTTGGAGGTGTAGCTGCTTTCATGATATTGAACACCTCTGCCATTTCAGCACCAAAGTCTGCTCTCCATGGTTCTTCTTCTACACCTTTGCCTGAATTTTGGATAAAACGACTTAGGTCTTCTGCTGAAGTTGATTTGTTTCTGCCCCAGCCGTTCTTGCCTACAAGAACAAATTGTCCATCTGGCTCACGTCCCCAATAGATAGTAGGGTTGCCGTCCCATTTGATAGCAACATCTCCTGAGTCTGAGCCAAGCTTTTCTAATATATCTGCTGCCTCCATTCCACCTTGTGATCCTTTTACAAACACAAGATCCTCTAGGTGTTGGTATTCTCTACCCACCTTTGCTGCTTCTGAGAGACTTTCGCAAACACAGGGTTCTGCATTGCATTTGCCGCATACCCAATCCTCTTTTAAAATACGAAATTCTGTAAATCTCATCTAGTTAGTGCCTTCATTAGTTCAACTACACGATCGTGATTGCGGTCAGCAAGTGTTTCAGGTACTGACTTACCTTCTTTTTCCATTGCTTCTTTCCAAGGAGCAATTAGTTCTTGATAGTTAGGATCACCTTTAATCTTTGCAAGCATACTTTCTACAGTATGCGTGTCTGCCTCAGTAGCACCTTTGCCTAATAGGACAACTGCAATATCGTTCCAGTTATCTGCAACTACTTCGTCGCCTTTGTTTGGATCAACTACACCAAATTTAGGACTAAACTTGTAGCCTCTACCTCTTGCAATACTAGACAATAGTATAGCTCTGTCCTTACCTGAGTATTGTTCTGTGCCGCCACGCTTGGCTCCACGTTGCAAGTCTGGATTAGTTGTCATCATAAAGTCTGTTTGCACATAGCCTTCGCCGCCTTGGATAGGCATACGGAAGTGTACTTGGTCACCAGCATTGTGTATCCAGCCGCCCGTAAACTTACGACCTTGATTCATTATTTCATCTTCTGGGATACCTTGCTTCTTGCACCATGCAGTAAGTTTTGCAATTAACTCGTCTTTGCTTATCTTGTTTAGGTCAGTGTTTAAATCCAAGTCGCCTGAACTATTCTTTTCAAATGTTCCGTCTGGATCTGACTTTTTGCCTGTGGTTCCTAGTAGATCGTCATCAACAAATTCTAAACCTGTAATCTTTTCAATTGCATCAACAGTAGGTCTTACAGCTGGCGTAGGAATACGCTGTGTAAGTGGACCTTGCTCTGTTTTGAAAACATTACCGCCTTCATTAAGTTTCTTCATCTAACTTCTTACTCTCTATAACTTTTTGTATTGAACGCTTGAATTTACGTGGATCACCGTTCTTTATACTACTAAGAAATCTACGCTCAAGTTCATAGGCAGTTTCGTCTTCGTATAGATGATGAATACGGCTGAGCAAATTGATTGCACTTTCAATAATATTATTTGCAGTAGAGTCTATAAAGTAATCGGTATCTTTTTTACCGTGTACATTATTCAACTCTTCAAGTATAGATCTTGTTCGTTTTTTCATTGTTCAATTTCCTGTTAATGTATTTAGTGCATTTACCTTATAAATATTACAAACATTGGAGGGTGGTATATTGACAATTTCTAAATTACGTTTCGAGGAACGTTCTCTATTATTTGCACAACTAGCAAAGATAGCATATAATAACATCAAAAAAGCAAAAACACAAGCAAAAAAATTAGGGTTTACAGAAGTAGAATTTTACAACAAAGATGGCGCACAGGCATATCGTTTTGCAAATGAAACAGATATGGTAATTGCGTGTCGCGGTACACAACCTACTGAGTTTAACGACATTAAAGCAGATCTAAAAGCAATGCCTGTAGTAGCAGAGACCATAAGCCGTGTGCATCAAGGATTTAAAGCAGAAGTAGACGAGTTATGGCCAATGGTAATGGCAGACTTAATGAGTAAGCAACCAAAACAAAAACTATGGTTCTGTGGACATTCACTAGGTGCAGCAATGGCAACTATTATGGCAAGCCGTTGTTTGTACAATAAAAAAGTTCCTAATCCTCAAGAACTATATACCTACGGTTCACCAAGAGTAGGCTGGAAGAAATACTGTGTGCATCTTGGCGTTGTACATCACCGTTGGGTTAACAACAATGACATAGTCACAACTGTACCCCTACGTATTATGGGGTATACACACCATGGCACAGAACACTATCTAAATGCTTATGGCAATGTACGCAAGATGACAGGTATGCAAAGATTCAAAGATCGCATGCGTGGACTATGGATGGGTCTAAAACAAGGTGGTGTAGATAGTTTCTCAGATCATTCTATTGACAACTATGTAAACTATCTGGAGTTTTACGCTAAAGGCAAAGAAAACTCACAACACTAAGACTTACGAATACTACGATTGTATTCTAATGCTTCTTGCAATATTGACAGCTCAACGTTATCTCGTTGGGCTGTTCTTATGAGTGCTTCTACATCTTTAGGAAAGCAATGTCCTCCAAAGCCACGTTCTTCAGTTACAACACTATGACTGTCGCCTATGCGTG